TGCATGAGCTGTGATTCCTAATTTATATAAAAATTAGTAAACGCGACACTTAGGCTTTTGACCATATGTCATCCTTGCGTTGTTTCTACTTTCGTCCCGTCATACAGTGATTGTCTCCCGTATTGTGGTGCAAGGCTTTACACTTTACCTGCTATTAAATATGTTCACTATGCACATTTCTGTACATAAAGACAATAATATGAGTTTGTCTTCAACGCCGTGCCGACAGAATCAGGATCTTGTACAACACTATTGGCAGCCGTCAATAACGCAACCGTCTGTTCCAATGAGTTGTTTGCTGCACTCATGGAAGAAGCCGACCTTTCAAGACCTTCAAACAAACCAGCAGTATCAATAGGCTGAGTATTTGCCACTTCATTGATAATGTCGTCAATCTTCATAACCTCATCGGCATCCATCTGAAAACCTTTGAGGGTAGCAATAATTCCCTTAGATGAAGATTCTTGCGTCATATTGTCACCTACGCGCTGCATTAGAGTGGTAGCATCTGATAGCTTTTTCGCATCATCAAGGTTATATCCCAATCGGGACCAATCAGCGGTACTACTAATTACATCATCAATAGTCGCACCATATTTTTTTGCACTAGCAGCAGCTTCATCCCAGTACTTCGATAATTCACCAGTAGAAGCATCGCTAACTTTTAGTAATTCAATCTGCGCTGCGTTAATATCTTTAACGGCACTAACCATCTCAGATGGTACTTCCATGACGAGATTCTGAATTATGCCATATATACCTACAAACTGCGATATCTTTCCTAGTGCCTGCTTAAAACTATCGAATCCAGACTTCCCTGTAAGACCTTCTGAAGATATCTGCGAAGTAAGTTTTTTATATGCATTATCAGCTTCTAATTTATCCTGAGCTGTTTTTACATTCCGGTATTGTTCAGCCAGAGCCTCTAATTCTGTGCCATATTTCTTTACAGCTTTAGAGTTCTCTTGCATATAAGCTTTAACTTTGTTATATCCAATTTCACCAACGGAAGAATCAACGCTTCGGCTCATAGAAGCTTTAACTTCAACCATACTGTTATTGTATTTTTGTACAGCATCCTCAAGCTCTTTTATTTTAGCAGCTTGTTCTGCTGGGTCGAAATTTAATCCAATTTCTTCATTAGCATAATTTTGCTTTATTTCGGACTGTAATTTCTTTATCTCTTCAAGATACGTTCTGGCTTTAGCTAATTCTGTAGAATCCTGTCCGCTATAAGCACTTAAAGACTTATCGGCTTTTGAAGTGAAGGCATCAAAAGATCCGTTATTTACAGAATCACGCATCTTATTGATTTTTGTCATAGACGCAAGATCGTCTACGGTTTCTTTCACTTGATACCCCGCCGCTTTGGCTGCATCTTTAAACGCATTAAACCGCTGAGTTACAACGCTAATATCGCCAGTAGAATTAACTTTGCTTAAATCATCCAATAACGTATCAACAGAAACATCAGCGCCCAAAATAGAGGTTTTGAAATTTTCAATTCCCGGACTAATATTTTTTAAATTTTCAATCTGAGATTCTAATGCAGAGGATTTTATTCCGACAATTTCATTTTTATTATCAGCAGCAATCTGCGAACTTAAAGTTTTATGCTTTGCAATAGCTATATCTAACTCATTGAGAAATGAAGTAAGAGAAGATTTATCAAACGCTCCGTTGAGTGACGCACGAAGAGAATCAATTTCACTCTGCATATTTTCAATCGGCACATTTGATTTTTCTATACGATTGATAAAAGTCTCTAATTTTTCAGATTGTACAGCTTTTACGGTGTCAAAATCTTTTGTCCGTAAACTGGTAGCGACTTTGTCCGTATTCGAATCGTTTATGCTTCCACCAGCATAATTGAAAGAATCCGGCGTGAGAGACCCGTCCCCTTCCTGGAACTGATATTTCAGCTTTTCAATTACACCATTGGTTTTTGTAGCTGTTACGATAAAACTCTCAAGTGCACTTTCCTCATCACGAATCTCTGATACAGAGACCTTCGCAACATCGCTCATATCGGAATAATATTCCTTAGCATACTGAGCAGGGTTATCATGATCGTCTAAACTAATCCGTTCAAGTTTTTTTCTGTCTTGAATCGATCCGGAATATTGAGTTGATGTTGTCTTGGTCTGATTGACAGAATTCTGTGTTATCTGAGACGAAAGTTCTCCAATTACATTCCATATATCATCATCGGAAACACGACCCATCGACACGCCATTTTTATGAATATCACGCGATTTTTTAAATAAGTTAATAGCTGAAAGTAACTGATCCTCAGCGGAATAGCCAACATTATCTAATGCACCGCCAGCCGCTTCGCGGATTTCATCCCAACTCATATCAATGGCAAAACCCTTACTAGAATCAGTTGTAATTTTACCAGGTACAGACTGGAAAATTTCTTTCCATCTGTCCTGACTAATCAGAGACTTCTTTAATTGATCTGAAATATAAATTTTTTTATCTTTAAAATAGTTATAAAAACTATCTAAAGATTCATCTTTCAAAGTTAATGGAGCCGCACTATTTTTTATAGTATCAAATAAAATATCAACGATCTGATTATAAGTTGAGCTATGAGCTTTTCGATCATTACCAGAGCTCTGCGCCACATTTTGTCCCTGCTGAATCAGATTCTTTATTTGAGCGGTAATTTCAGATTGGACTCCGGCATTTGCAATACCAAACTGATCGGAAATATTTTTAGAAGCTGTTTTCGCCCAAGATTCATTAAAAACTTTCCCGACTGTAGCGCCAGCCATTTTTACCTGTTTTCCTACCTGTTGCCCAATTTTTTTCCCGATATTATTTATTCCGGAAACCTTATCGATTCCTCCAATATCAAGATTCAGCTTTATAGGTTTCTGACATTTATTTAAAAAATCCTGTAAACTTTTCTCCGCCTTACTTAGATCTAACTCAGAATCCAATAGCGCAGTAAATTCATCTGCCATATGTCACACTCCTTTTCTACAAACAAAAAGAAGGTGCATACGGCACCTTCTGTTACGTTACTTCCATTATATTATTTAAGCTTTACTCCTGCACTTTTAAAAGCTCTCTCCCACATTGATCGCGAGTTTGATTTGACTATATTCATTGGATCATCCCAAACACAAACTCCATCTCCAGCATCAATTCCACCATGTAATCCTTTATTAGCAGAATCAATGACTTCATATCCAGACCATGTTCCTGTATCATAAGAATAATCTGTATTAAGATAAACCGTCGCAGAAGCTCCGGATCCAGAAGCGACAGCATCCGTTTTTTGCGGTGCGTAACTCATTGCTCCGGTACGATTATATTCCACAGGATAATAGCCTGTATAATAATCCATAAATCGTTCATCTACCTCATGTTCAACGGATTTCGCCATCTGGTTTGTAGCATCCGTCATAGCCTTCAATAGTGCTTTTCTTATTTCCGCCATTGATTTTGCCATTTATACACCACCTAAATCATTTATCAGACAGAACATTTCTTGCGTCATATAGATCTGCTTTTTTCTTTAATTCACGAATTTTAGAATTTTTTGCATCAATAATCTCCTGCGTTTCTTTAGAAAAATCAATAGACGCGGCAGAAGTTAAAATCTTTGCTACATCATCAGTTTCGGTTCCAGCAGCAGAGAGCTTTTTGACGATTTCAGATGCTTTTTTCATCTCGTTTGAATCCATTAAACTGATTTTAGCAAGATTTTCCAGCCCGTCAGCACATGCCTCGACAAATTCCAAAATCTTAGTCAGATCATAATTCGTATGGATCATCTTTTCTCTTCTAAATCTTACCTTTTTACCAGCATAATGATTGACGAAATCGATAATATTTAAACATCTTTTATGAAGATCTTCATCCTCTTCATTATCAATAACCACTGTGCCAAAATAGGAGATAAGATTCCTCATATCTGGGTCTGTCGTAGCACACTCATATATAGTTTCATCACCCTCCAACTCATATCCAGTAATAAAATAAGAAGCGATAGCGATAACTCTTCCAATCTCGATATAATAAGGAGTATAATCGCCACCATGGAAACAACTTGAAACGATACTTTCGATAGCCGCCGCTTCATCAGCGATAGTGATGTTTTCTTTAATTCTCAAATTTTCCTTTAACATAAAATAAAACCTCCATAACAACCAAAATTTTAACAGTAACTATATATTATATACTCTATTTTCGCATATTCAGTAACGCATCTCCAATAAGTATCGACTCAGCCGTATCATCATTCACATCCAAAACTTCTGGATGATTTTTCGAAACTAACGCGATTGCCTCTTGTTTCAAAACTTCACGTTTTTTATGATATGAATTAATACCGACAGCAGATCGCCATTCTGTTGGACGAAGAGTAATAAATTCCGCGTTATGTAACATACACCATGCGTATACAATGCCTTGAAGCCTGGTAAGAAATCGTTGAGTTTGTGGGTTCCGAATAACTACTGTTTCTTCTATCACAACAATAGCAGGAGAGTAGTGAGATATTTTTTTCCATAGCGCAAGAGCCATCTTTTTAAATCTTATTTCGATTTCTTTCTCAGTACATTCAATAAGTCCATAATCACTTAGAACACCATTTTCAAATAGAGCATAACCAGTCTTTTTACTGGATGTATCCAAAGACAGCATTATCGTATCCATAATTAGCTCCGAAACTTGTCATCCTCGGAAATAATTCCAAGATTTCTATACAGTTTAGATAACGAATCAAACAACTTCTTACATTTCTTGTATTTATATACAGTTACTCCATCTATAGTTTTCACAAACGTATATCGAATCCCATTGTCGTTCAAATAAACGACTTCTGTAATCCAACTCGTGGAATATTCTTTATCAATTAATTTTCCCATAGCATCCTCTTTTCTTTGTATGAGTAAAAAAATAGGGATATATAACCAGTAAATATTAGATTATATGTCCCTATTCCCATACTCACTAATATATCCCTTCCTATACAATACCTTTGTCTTCATTTTCTTTATTGATTTTATCTACAGCTTTTGCAATATCGATTTCTCCAGATTCATCTGCATAAGCTTTTAATTCTTTCTCTACTTTAGCTTTTAACTGCTTTTTGGGTTGCTTTTTCAGAGCCTTCACCTGCTCTTTTGTTATATCTGTTCTGTTTGGAAGAGTGTCAACTTCTTTGCCATGTGCACGAGCGGCAAGGACCTCTTCAATATATGCTTTGTAATGCTCCGGCGAACAAGCCATTGACTTCCAGTTTTCAGTGGCGTCACAATAATCACATGCATAATAATGCTTAGGGCCGCCATCTTTTCCTAGAGTACATTTTGAATATTTACAAATATGATTTGGTTTCATAAAGACTTCCTTCTATATAATACAGGGAGCCGAAGCCCCCTGGTGGTTTTTAAAATGGGTTACGCCGCAGTAGCGTCATCCTCGTCGAACACGAAGAAATCCCAGAGTCTCTTAGAGTTAGTACCACATCCACCGGACAAAGCCTCGAACTCCATAGCCTGTACAGACGGATCATTACCAAAGGACAGCTCAAATGCGCCAGAAGCCTTTGCTTTCGGGTACACAACTTTACCATAATAACTCTTCTCAGTGCAGGTATCTTTTGCAAATACATCAGCAACCATCATACCAGTCTTAGAAAACTTATCCTCGTCGTTCACGATATGTTTTGCATTATCAACTTCGATATCGTAGAAGGTATACACAGTTTCGCCAGCAGCAAACACGCCAGTCGGAAGAGTGATAGTTTTAGTGCCAGGATCATATTTGAATGCAGTAGCACTTGCCTCAGCCGCAATCGGATACGGTTTACCGATAGTTCCATCGGCATTTCTCTTATAGACATACGGGATTTCCTTACCAGTATTTCCCATTGGCTTAATCTTAATTTCAACAGAAGTTCCATCGGTAGTAACAAACTGGAAGAAATGCTTCGGGATAGTAACTTTACCTACGGTAACATCAGAACCTACCTGTACCGCAAGGACACCGTCGGTAACAGTACCGTTGGTGGCAGAAATACGGCTTGCTTTATTTCGGTCGGAAGAACCGATCTTAATACCATTTTTACCGGTGGCATACACAGTTTCCTGTTCGTTAGTCATAGTTGCTTCCTGAAGATCATCTACCTGGAAATAGCAAGTACCATCTTCAAGATTAAAAAAGCTAATCCGTTCCATAGTCTGGATAATATACTTATTTGAATTAACAGACATGTTTAATTCCTCCTTAAAAAATAATAAAAAAAGACTTACTTGTGTAAGTCTGGAATCCTTAATAGAATATCTTTATCCTTCATTTTCTTTGTGTCTACGGTTCCAAAGTAAACTCCGGATATGACTTCTGATCGCTCTTCTTTATGTGATATAAAATAGAAGGACGAATAAAGCATACTAATTTTTATTTTTTGTACACTTTGATAGTTATATTTAAAATTTGAATTATTGACACAGAAAATAATCATCGTAGCGATATTTGATGTTTTCTTGATTTTTCCTAATTCTACGTCGCGCAGATATTTCTTCCTTTTACGACGCATACGTTCTAATAGAAAACGTTTACCCGCTGCATTCCCCATATCATATTCAACTTTTTCACTTAAGAAATTGATTTTCCTCAAACATTGGAGTATATGGAGATAAATCACGCGGTCAATCTTAAAATTATGATCGTCTTTTGATACTAATATCTTTTCGCCAGTTTCTTTCACATACCAAAGTTCAAAACGTGTAAAATCTACTTTTCCAAAAAGAATACAGGAATATTCTATAGGAATAGAAGAAGCAGACTGAATAAATAAATCATACTCATCAATACTCTGATAGTCTATATGTAAATCATCCAATTCGATAGCGATATCGTATGGACGCCTAGCAAATAAACTAAGAACATAATTGTATAAATCTTCACCAAAAAGCCGAATTTCTTCAACAGTGGGATTATAAACCGTAATGTATTGATTGACTCTATAGTTTTCATCACCAACAACATAGTTTAAGTCATTAATATAGATACTGTCCTGCATATCAACACCTTACAGAATTTAGTTCATCACATGAGAATCGCATTGTTCTCATAAAGAAACTATTAAGTAAAAGACTTTCAGTGTCTGACACATATTCAAGCGGAACAATGCCATATCCTTTATTGCCGTTAAAAATTTTATTGATAATTGCAGCAATATAATCAGCACGAGTAGCATTATACTGTGGATCCATCTTCATTTTTTCGTCATGGACAATTACATTTATAGTGATTACCATATTTTTGAAAAAATAATTTTTGGTAGAAACCTTCGGCATATTTACCGCCATAGTGATATAACACTTTGCTTCAGTTTGAATATCTGGAACTTTCAGATATGGGAAAATATTAGAATAAATCAATTCGTCTTCACATCCGATACAATCCGGATCGAGAGCATAAACAAGGTTATGGCTCAAAGATTCGTCTTCGTTGTGAAGCATATCATGAATAATGCGATTTTTATAGGTGATAATTTCATTACCTTTCGGCATTAAATACCACCTCCTATAGTCACATATAAATCTTGACTAGAATTTTTATAAGAAACAGATAAAAGAATTTCTGTCCCTAAAAGCTGGGAGTCGTAAGCGACTTTTACATCAATACTTCCGTCATCTCGAACAGTATGTGTGATTAACTTTTCTAAACCAGGAAGAGTTGTAACACTCCAAGTAAACTGAGGATGGGGGTCGGAGACTTCATCCTGCAAAATCGCCTTAAAGTTTTTTGCATTTCCACCAGAAACAATCACCGGTTTACCTCTGAATGAAATGTCAATTTTATATTTCTGTGACTCTTCTGTGATGGAATAATCTTTATAATCGCAAATCCACACAGTCCTTCCGTTAGGAAGTGTAACTTTCTTATCAGTATCACTGTTAAACTCTGTAAAACTAAAGCTTAACTGCATTGTTCCGCCACGATCATACATCTCCTCATCGTTTAACTTAATTTTACGATTAGTGAGTTTATATATGTCAGGAGTGTCAGCATCGTCAAAATCAAAAGAAAAACGCATGCCTCTACGTAACGTTTTCGTTTTTTCATCGACGGGGACTAACAATCCATATTGATTGTCGCCGACAAGAATAATGCTGTTTCCACTTTCTCCATTAGAATATTTTGTCTGATCAGAAGAATATCCATAACGTTCCACAATACTTCCATCTTTATCTTGCCACCGCAAAATATATTGGCAACGTGACATTCTAGCAGAAAAATACGCCCCGTCTATATCTGCCACGTTTGTATCGATAATCCACACAGAATTTTCATACTCAACATAATACCCGCGTCTAACATCCGCTGTTATTGGACACTGAATTTTACGATAATCATTCAACTCTCGTAAAGGATTAGAGGATAACTGAACCAAACATCGTTCATGTACACCATTAATAACGATATCCTTTCCCTCGGCAGTATACCACCTTCGAATATCAAAATTTTCACGAACATTATCTATTGTTTCTTGAGCATTGTGATAAATATCAGAAAAAGATTCTTCTAGTGTACCCCAATCGTCATGCATATCCACGATTAGACCACCTCGCTTACCATACCAGGCAGCCGCCGAATAAAATTAGAAATATCTAAAATTTCATGCTTTAGTTCCTGATGAAGATTCATATCAGTCTGAAATTCGTTTTCAATCATATTCATGATATGATTGATTTTCTTATACTGATTGTCGCAAAGATCATCAAGAGAAATTTCATACTGAGGTGTTTTTACTAATATATTTTTTTTCATATTTCCAAATCACCTACCGTTCTTCTGAATAATCAGGAAACTGCATTTCAAATTTTTCAATTTCACTATCCCAGTAATTTAGCTGATTAAGCAAGAAATCATATTCTTCTTTATTAGAGGGAATTTTATTAAAAGCAGAAGTTCCAAGATATTTTTTTCGATTATTTAATGCTGAAAAATTGCGTGTAAGATAATCTTTCACAATATACAGAGATAACAATTCAATCGTAGCAGGAGATATGTCATGGTAGAAATATCCGTCTAAAATTTCCGGATCATAGAAAAAATCTATATCTTCATATATTTTTCGATAGCATTTTGCAACAGCACCAGTAAGTAACTGTACAATCTGATTTTCTTTGCCTCGAAGATTTTCATTCGGAAGTTTTATTTTTACGGCGTCAACAATTTTTTGAAGGCTTGTTCCTTTTTTCATAACGCCCTCCATTAGTTCATACGAAAACCTGTATATTCCTCAAGAAATTTAATCTTACTGTAATCATTAAAATGTGTAGTCCTACAGTAATCCATAAAAATAGCCTTTTCATGTTCCATGACAATTTTTTCTTCGACGTTCTTTTTAAACGCCTGATCTGTTTTTAAAGCACATAGTTTTTCACATTCTTCCGGGATAAGAACAAATTGTTTGGTTTTAGATTCTGCGTTATCAAAACCTACATATTCTCTAAACTCCGGATTATCTACATATAAACGTGCATGATTACCGTTTCCAGTACCACAAAGCATGACGTTGTTATTATCATTCATGGTAACAAGCTCGCCGTTATTAAGCGTAGTTGTCTTATGCCCCTCAATGCGAACTTCGCCACCAGAGTTTGGTAACACAAAAGTAATCGGCCACGAGCACAAATTTCTAACCTTTGATCGTTTATCTAAATCTAAACTCATAATAATTATAAACCTCCAAGATAACCTATAGAAAACGGGAGAGCACTGAGACTCACCCGCTATCTATTTAAAATATATTATTTTGTTACGGCAAAATTGGTGTCAGACACCAGACCGATATATGCAAGATACTCAGGAATAACTACAGTACCAACTTCCATATCGTAACGGGTTACGTCTGCTTTCAAAGAAATATCCTGTCCAGACATAGCCTGAAGGCCGCCTTTAAATCCAATCTTAAGTGGAGACATAAGACCATTTACCAGGAAGAAAAGAAGACCTTCCGGCAGGTAAGTCTCATAGAAATCACCCTTATCATTTAACTGAGTCATATTAAATGCATTCGGAATCTCGACAATAGGAGTTCCCTTATACATTTTAAGCAGACCAGTTTTACGGATCTCCTCCATAACAGCCTCGGAAAATCTAACGCCACCAGTAGTATCAACTTTAAATCCAGCCATATCTTCCATCTGTGAAACAACAGAATAATCTCCAGAAATAGTAACATTGCCGAATCTCTTTGCACGTTTCAGGACAGAATCTACAGATGCCTTAGTAATACCAGCACTCTCCTCGAAGTTTACAATATGACCGTTTGATTTACCAGTCTTCACAGCGTTGTGCAGAGTTTCTACAACTTTATAAAATACTTTATTAGTCATATCGGTTACTACCTGCTCACTCATTTCCTGAATTGCGTCGTAGTTTCCAGAAAGGAACTCTCTATGATCTGTAAGCACACCGCCAGTAATATTCTGAGTATCCATAGTTCTGGTAGACCATTTGTTAGTAGCAAACGGAAATGCGCCATTTACAGCCTGCCATCTGGACATTTCACCCTCAATATTCTGCACGCGATATCTAACTTCCTCGTTAAATCCCACGGTGATTTTTTCACCCATAAAATCAAAGATACTCAGTCTTTTCAGAAGCGGAGTCTCAATTTTCTTGGTGGTGATAGCATTTAATTCAGCCTGAGCTTTCAGATCTCCATTTACAGAAGCCTGAGCTCTGCCCTTTAAATATGTATTTACTTTATCTACATCTGTTCCATACTTAGAAAGATCTTTACCCTCGCACATAGCACAGAAAATCTCTACGCCTTTAGTATCTGTATTCACAGACTTCTGGAGATTATTTAGTTCGGCGTTTGGAACTATTTTATTAAAATCAATTGCGTTCATTATAAATCCTCCTTATACTCAAGCAACGTCACAAAGATAAGAAACGCCCTGAGCAGTTTTCAGCACTTTTCTTACAATTAAAGAAATGGCATAACCGGTATTAGCGGCGTCTGCTTTCAATTTTCCATAATTAGTTTCATCCGGAATCAGATATTTACCAACAGTTACATCGCCGGAAACTAGATTAGAAGTTACATACACCGGATAATCGGCTTTAAATTTGAAAATTCTAGCCGGATCACCCTTCTTAATTACATAATCATCAGTGTTTTCAAGCTCAGGTTTATCAATGGTATTCCATACAAACCACAGTTCGCCTTTACAATCATCTTCGCTAGCCGGAAGAGTAGCAGTGTGATTACCTTTGGCATCTCTGCCAAGTTTAACAACATATCCATTTCTTAAATCAGACTGTGCCAGAGCATCAGGAATATGCTGCTCATTCTTAATGCCAGCATAATCAGCATACATAATTTTAGACATATTAAAAAATCTCCTTCCTATTATTTAAATAAATCACTACCATCATCGGAATCTTTTGCATTATTTACCTCAATATTTTCCGGTTTGGTAGAAAAGAAAAGCATAGCACCGTCGTTATCCATTGCAGAATTAATTTCAATTTCCTTAGCAGATGCTTTCTGCATTTCTTTAAATTTTGCAACGCAAAGTTCAGTTTCTTTCGCTTTTAATCCATCTAGATCGCATTTTTCAACATACTCGGTATGCATAGAATTTAATTCTGCGTCAGTGAACCCATCGTTTTTCTTGATAGACTCAAAATAAGAATTAACTTCTGCCTGTGCGGCATCGGCATCAGCGTCTGCTTTCATTTTTCTAAGAGGCTCAATTTCTGCGTTCAACTCTGCAATCTGAGCTTTCTGAGCCTCAACTGTTTTGTTTGCTTCTACAAGCAAAATATTTAATTCTGCCTTTTCATTTTTACATGCACTTAATTCGTCTTTGCATGAATTTAACTCTGCAATCTGATCTTTGCAATTTTTTAAATCAGTCTTGCAATCGTTCAGCTCGACCTCTTTTGCTGCCAGACTCGCCTTTAAAGAAGCTATTTCGACATCCTGAGCGGCAATTTTATTGTTAAGCTCAACAACAGATTTATTATCGTCTGCCATTTGAACATCCTCCTTATTATCTTTTTTATTCATATCGGATTCTTTTTCCGTATGTTTAAGATTGTTAATTTCTATAACTTGGGATCCTTTGTCTGCCGGTGGAACAAAATCAGCTAAGATCGCCAACGCAGAAATATCATATTTTACAGGTGTTCGGGGAGTTATAAGATTCCCTTCATTATCCTTATTTCCGTATCCGTGTTCGTATAAAATTCCTCTATTGTCATTACCTTTACCAACACATTCAACAGATCCTTTTACATGAGCGCCCTCTACTAAAGCAGAACGCAAATACTTTACAAGTTCATGATATCGCTGGTCATAAATAACACCAGACACCATAAGAACTTTTCTTATCTTTCCATCAATTTCACGGTCTTCAATCCATACTTTTTCAATATGCCCAACAGTATCACTATCAGGAAATATAATGGTGCCATCTTCCACATCATTGGTCATGCGTCCATGATCTGATATAATCGACCGCGTATCATCTATAAAACGAACGACAAAAGGCGCGCCTACAGCAGAATTCATATTTTCGCGAGTATATTTTTCTTCCCAATGAATCCCATTCCTGTTATATAAAGAATAGTCACCAGTCGGATAGATTTCGTATGCCGACATAGTAATTCGGACTCTGCCCGCACGAACCTCTTCATTCGTTTGATCTTGGATGGAACAAATCTCAAAATCCATTTAATTCACCTCTTTCGTATATAAGTTTGTTATAACTTTGAAGCGCGAGGCATATTATTCCCGCCATTTCTGCGAGTAGCCTCACCCTTCGGCGACAAATCTTGCGCTTCTTTCTCCGGTGCGCCGCCTTTGCTGGCGCCCGTATCAACAGAAGATTCATTCCCGGTCATTGTATAACTGGTAGAATGAGGTAAATATTTTTCATCAAAATTCTGAGATTTTTCAAACTCCATAAGACGCATATAAAGATCAGCATCACCATAAGCAGAAGAATATAAAATCGTTCTTGATCCTCCAGCCAGAGTATAGAGCTCTTTATAGCGATTAAACTGCTCAGTTGCGTCGAGAGTAGAAGTCTTTAAATAACGGAAGATTAAACGATTATCATCCTTTAACCCTAAATAATTATTTAATAGCTTGGTATACTGGAAAGAAAATTGTTCCAACATAGAATAGACTTCGGCCAACATTAAACTGATAGAAATAGTAAGAGTTGAATAATTGGTTCCTTCACTACCACCATTTAATGCAGCAATCGGAAATCCAAGAGATGTGCTAATATTATTGTTGTTCTCGTCTGTAAGTGTATCCTTTAAAAATACGCTATCATTATCAAGTTTTCCAATTTCAGTACCAGGAGCGAGTTTTAGCGTTGTCGTGCCGCCCAACCGATTTCTGGCTTTTGCATCATTAGAACTAACAGCCCCTTTAAATGCATTATATTGATTGTTTTGCTGATCTTTATTAAGCGAACAAGATCCCTTTCGTTCACCTTCCGGAAGACGCATCCACCGGATTGTAGAACTATTCTTATACATATTGTTCCGCTGCGAATCTTTATAATCATCAGCAAATAGAATATCTATAAGCGCAAAAAGCGACAATGGGCGTCCATGAGACTCATTGATTGCTCCGTGATATTTGTATGCAAAAGTGGATTCTTGTGGAAGCAGTAGCCATCGCTTGGAGTTGTCTTTACGATATGCATTATATCCTTTTATAAACATATCAGGATAGTTACGAATTTCCCCGATTAAATTATCTCCACGAAACATATCAAAATACTGCATGTCAAAAGATACTACATAATCACCGTTTGCAAAACCTTCAAATCGGCAAAACCGCAAATCCAATGGTTGTAACATAACATTGTTTACATATCCAGATCCTTCAATACGTTCCCCATCGGCATATTCTTTAGGGCGAGGGACATTCACTTTTTTTGTATCTCGCAATATGGCAATATATTCACCATAAAGAAACGAGTTAAATAATCCATCTTGAGTAGATAATTTATGGTTAATTTTATTATTTAGAACATCATATCCAGAATCCAAAAATTTTTTTGTGCGTTTCTTAACAGAATACGGAATGATAACCGCATCTAAGGAAGGAGCGGACACCATTTTTGAGACGGTTTGTCCAAAAACGCCATTACGATTATACATTTTTTCTGATACGTCCATCAACTGTTTATGATATAGCATTGGCCGTGAAACATATTCCATTAACTGTTCTTTTGTGTAATAATCATATCCGCCAAAAAACGAATCCACTACGCTATAATCAATAAAACTATTTATCTCTACAGCAGCAGAACCTATTTCTTCTTTGGACTGTTCATTTATTTCGTCATTCAAAAACCTTCCTCCTTCCTTTAATAATCTTTATCCGAAAAGTCATAATCATAATCAGACCCGCAATCTGATAACAAATCCTGTTCTAGTAAACTAGCAAAGTAATTTCCGTAAGAAACAGAAGTATATCTATCTTTCCGATTATTACCTTTTTCACTAATCACAATAATATCAGTTTGCGGTTTTTTCTCATAAACAAGCTCAACACTCTCCGAAATCAGCTCCTGAGTATCCAAAAACGGAGATTCATAAAAGATCTGGGTGTCCGGATCCGAATTAGAAGCGTACTCCGGAATTTTCGAAAGAATATTTTCAACGGCGTCATTGAAAGACACTAAGAAATCAATTTTATTTTCGACCAGACTTAATCTGAAATCTTGAGCAATGTCGCTATTCAATTTTTGTGATGCTGCAATAGAATAAATCACAGGTTTTGCCCCGGGGGTTTTAATTCGAGCAGCGATATTTTCATTATTGAAACATACCCAAGGAGAGTATTCCTTGTCACGCGATTCATCATACATTACTTTCGCCAATAAGTCATAAATAGCAATACCCGCATTTCGAGTATCCAGAACACAATAGTCTGCTTCGAAATCATCAAAAAGCTGCTTTATTCTAATAGCCTGTTTAAACGTGTCTCCACCTTGAATTGGTTCAAGATATGGAACCATACGCCGATACCCTTGCTTGATTTCTTTACGAGATCCTTCACTTCCCTGAGAAGTATAAGATCGAGTTTCTGGAATTAATCTCATGCAAGAAAAGATGGAGTTATCATTCTTCTCATTTTCAATAAACGCCATATCACAAGATATAATTCGAATTTCTCCTTCTTGTTTTGGAATAGCGTAAGGATTCTTCCTTTTTGCCAAAACATCGGTATCGTTACGAGGATAAAAAGGCTTTCTGAGTCGTTGATTATCCGTAAACATTTTATACTTAAAATAAGCAGCAGTATTTTCGCGAATCATCTGATTTTCATACTCAATCGCAAATGTAATTGGGTCAAATTTCTTTTTATCCTTATAGATCTGATTTCGCGTTTTGATATTGTGTTTCAAAGTAATGCTGTAATCAAAACCAAGAATACACTGATCCATTCCTTTTCTGACAGCAGCTATAGTTTCTTCAATTAACCCACTCATCCAGTGAGAAGAATACCATGCAGAACTAATATAGATGTCAGTCGGTTCCTCGGCTAAATTTTCATATTCTTTGAATTTAATATAGGGAACAGGTCGAATTATCTGAAAAGGAGAAAGCACAGAATCGATAATGAACTTATTAATCATACGAAACTCTTCATATATAATACATGTAGAACGGTTTCCACGAGCATTATCATTCGCCGGAACAACTTTAATCGTGCTACCGTTACGAAATTTAACCACAGTATCGTTCTGATTATCTTTAATACTTTCTATTTCACGACGCAAATTCGGCGACTGATTCATGAGTTCGTTTTTGATTTTTTCGGTAACAATAAGTTTACTCTGAGATTTTGTTGCAGATGCAATCACAATTTGACTGCCAGGGTAGAGCGACGCTTTACAACAACCAAAGATAGCGACTACATAAGACTTTGCAACCGCACGAGAACCAACAATCACGTTGGTAGAATTGGCATTCATTTCATATAATTCGAGATGCTGATATGGATAAAGAGAAAAGCCAAAATACATCTCGGCATATCGATTTATGTTTCGTCGAAAAAAGGTGTTCCACTCAAAAAAACGATCGGCATTTGATTTGCTTGACAACCAACTGTTCTCTGAGACTTGTTTGAAAATATTAGACTGACGAGCATCTAATAACTTACTGGTCATCAGTATCGTCCTTTATGGAATATTCTTCATCCATCACTGACGTTCCGTTCATCAAATTATTTGTTGAACGCTCAACAAACCTGCGATAATATTCATCTTGCTCGTCATAGTCTTTAAAGATTGTTTTATCTTGGAAATATTCAGCAGGAGACATCGCCTCCACAATTTTTATAAAGTTACCCCAACATTCATCAGGGTTGTTAGAAATCTGATCCGCAGTTGACTTCGGCTTCAAACTAGCACTGCCAAGAGTCTGCTGATATAATTTTGAAACCTTTTCATATCGGTCTATATCACCATTCTGTCTGGCACGCATTTTTAAAACATATTGCTCACATAAGTCATTAAGAAGAGCAATTTGAGTCGCATTATTTTCATCGATGCTATCTTTATACAGTTTATAATGCTCGTTAAGCATTTCGTATTCTTCTTCGGTGTATCCAGTTCCCCATCGCTTTACGTTTCGCGCGGACTTCCGAGTAACTTCTTCCGGTTCATCTTCTGCAATTAAAGATATCTTAGCAAGCCGCTCTTCGTCCAATGTAGTATCAAAAGTTTTGCCTTTATACTGATTTAAACATGAACGCGAGAGGTAAACAGTAATAGGAGACTTCTGGCAACTTCTACCAACCAAAGCAGAGTTTACAATGTCTTCAGAATAGTAAATATCATATTTGCTGCATATTCGACGGATAGCGGCATTTTCATCTCCGTCATATGCCCGTACATAATGTTCATATAGTTTTTCTATGCATTTCCGGCATATAGGCAAATGGTAATCCCATCCAGCATATAATTCACTCTGAGATGCAGGGAAATTTTTATCCAGTCCTCTACATCGTTTGCCACACCAATGACATTTATATGTATCCATAATATCTTGATCGCCAACTTTTGTGCTAGGAACGCTTCGAATTGGCCTTGGCTGTGAAGAAATTCTTTTTTGAGGCATAAAATGTCATCTCCATATATTTTATAGACGCCTATTTCTTTCCGAACAATTTTGAGAGAGTTTGATCCAAATAAGAAACAGGCGCTTTTAATCTGAGCGACAGGATTTGAACCCGCAATCTCCTGGTTCCAAACCAGGCGCGATGCCAAATTACGCTACGCTCAGGAAAGAGTGGATACCCGGATTCGAACCGAGACTTCTTGTTTGGAAAACAAGTATGCTTTCCCTTCGCCAACATCATATCCACTTAACATTTAGTATCACACCCGCAAACCAAAGTTTCTTGCGTTACTAGCTAGGCCATATTATCATTTATTAATTTACTATTTACAGACTTCCCATATCGCCCTACAGTGGCATGGCCTACTTTCCTCAAATGGGCAGTAGTTGACAAGCCATCTGCCTTACAAGGTTCAGGCTTCATGATATGAGGGGGTTGAGTGGATGCCATCTCGTACAAGGGCTGGTCTACTGACTTACAGAAGTATAAGTTCAGGAGCGGTGTGATACGGTTTCGATACTCTAAAAGCTTTATCTCGGAAGTATTCCAACTGTCCGACCCATTTCTCAATGCATAGATACATCGTCCGCACAAATTCCTTTATTTATGATATCCGATCGAATATCTGAGGTCTGCCCCTTGCTACAGCGTCAATCTGCGGAACGCTAAGTTCTTTCGCTTAAACCTCATAAGTATCTTCTGAAATTAGCAGTAGCAATTTTCTGAAAATTATGGTAAAATTATTTTGCATATATTCTATATATGAAACTTACGGCAAGCATGGAGGAAGGAGCCTTCATGAGTTTTCAAGATTCTTGCAGTGTTATCTCGATAGTAATTGCTACTCTAGCGTTACTATATGAGATTTATAGAGATAACAGATAATATGTAACCGTCGTTATATTTCATAGATTCTTATTGATGGAATTTAAATGTAAGAAAAGCTGGTTACTTTTCTCCGTATATCAAAAATTCCATGCAATAAGTACATAGAAGTACAAATTAATAAGAATCCACCTTGATTTTAATGGGAAATATGCTATAATAAATGTGTAGCAAGAATCTACAAAACATGAGACTCAACGTGACCTAACCAATCACAAAACAAGATTCAAGATTAGAAATAAGCACCCGATAACTCGGATGCTTATTTCTGTTATACCATTGTTCTAAACAATGAAACTGAAATTCCATTAAAATGAGAATTTATCCTTATTTTCCTTGACTTTTTTCTTGTTTACGGTCAGATAATGCTTCACCGTCGTCTCCGTTGAATTATGATGGAGTAATTCCGCAATATCCTGAATTTCCATTCCTAATTCCTTTAAAATATTACTGCCAGAATGGCGTAAATCGTGATTATGCAATGTTGGAACTCCAATCATTTTGCCAGCACGCTTACACCAATCATTCAAAGTCCCGTTCTGAATGCATTTTTCTTCCGTTACTTGACTCGAAATAAAAACCCATCCGTAATCGTTAATACCATTTTCCTCACGGTACTTTTTTAATTTTACAAGCAAATCCGCAACTTCTTGTGAAAAATACAGGTCAACGACCTTCTGTTCTTTTTCCAGTACGTCGGCACATACACGGTCTTCAATATTCACCTGTTCCCAACGCAGATGAGCCATAGCATTAACACGAGCCATGGTTGACAGCCCAAATAGAATGTATGTCTGTAACTGGATATCACCACATTCAGCTAATTTTTCACGAAGTTCATTTACCTGTTGAACAGTAAGAAATGTCTGTTTAATTATTGGTTGCCCCTGTTTAGGGCGTTCCAAAAATTCAGTAGGAGATTCCTTTATCAGTTTTTTCTTCCGGAGGAATTTGTAAAAGGCAGAAATAGAAGCCATAACTCTACGCTGCCGATTTACATTATTGCCCTGTTGCTTTCGCCAGTAAAAGTACTCCTCAAGATCCTCATCCGTAGCCTCCAGTACTGATAAATTAAACTGATTATCATACATATAAATAAACCATTGTTTAAGATCCGAATTATATGCATTGATGCTATTCGGAGATAAATCTCGGATTGACATATCAATCTGATACTTACGAAACAGTTTTAATGTATCGGGATTTATATGTTCCATTTTCTCAGCATCATACATTTCTATGCGTTTACTGATTTCCGCCATTTACACACCTCCTTTCTTTTATTTTCCGCATGCTATCATAACAACTCAATCATCATAGCCATCTGGTTTGCCAAAGAGAGTAACATGTTTTCCAGTTCCAATACAATAATCAACAACATCCTGAGTGCAATCATCCATTGACACAAAGAACTCATCTGCGTCGGAATCTTTAATTTTGCTCTTACCGTAGGCGTTCTCGACAGAAACAATACCGTCGCCGCCAAATGAAAGCATAAGAATGTCATCGTCACGGATATAATCACTTAAATCATATTCAACATAAGATACCTTATAGTTTAATTTTATAAGATCTCTAAAAAGATGATCTATAGTATTTCCTTTCGCAAAAACCATAAAATATCCGTGAGGCGGTAGCTGAGTTCCTTTAATAATAAGGAGAGACAGAAGCTCATGGCTATTATTAATATCATACATAGTTACATTTTCATATTTATTTTCCATATATACACTCCGATATATTACTCGATGTCTTTAATAGCAGAATTAACCTTGAAAACCAAAGCATTATGAGCAGGTTTTGTCCATTCCTGATCTTTTCTGCCAGGAAGACGAATTACACCGGATTTTTCCGGAACAGCTTTCGTTCTAAAAGTTCCGAGGCGTCCAAATTCAATCTTTTCAGTTGGATCCTCAGTCAGAGCATCAAGAATAGTAGAACAAATGGCGTCCATCACAGCATCGATATGTTTTTTCGTTAATTTTGTCTCCAGGGTTTCGCTTGCTCTTTCAGTAACTTTTCCAATAAAATCTGTTTTCTTCATATATATATAAATCTCCTTATAATTCTTTATTTATCTAATGGAATATTGTATGTAGATTCACGTCCGTAAACATCATTAAAAATCATGAGTGTTTGCCCGGGACGAGAATATAACCGCCCGTTGTTTGCATAATCGTCTGTTCCACATAGCGAACGGACGAGAATACTTTCAATATCAAACCGCTCAAACTCCTCTAAATGATGTTTATCGGCAGATACGGTATAATCAATAGTCTCACCAAATTTGCGAGAGAAGAGAGTATTGACCGTAACACCAATATCCTTAAAATTTTTCTCTAAATCGCCATGGATAGCAACAATATTTTTGTCAAAAATCCGAACCTTTGTAAACTCTTTATACTCAGACTCGATAATTTCTACCTTGGAATTGTTTTGCAGACGCTGTCTGATCCACCACGGAATGACTTTTTCCATATTGTCAGAATGAATAGAATCCTTCTTATCCTGGATTGTCCGCATATGATTTCCATAACAGGAATAGACAAAAACCTGATTCACAATAGAAGAAAGATCATTGATTGCGCCAGCCATAATTTCCGATACATTCATAAGCTGATCACAAACATCTTCTTCTGATTTAACGCGGCATGTAGAATGAATTCCGCCATGACTGGCATCGCCCAACATTACGATATTTAAAACATCAACACCATTCAGTTGAATAAAATCTTTCACACGTTCAACGAGCATCTTTACACGAGCTCGGCAAATATCAGTGTCATATTTATTCCAAATATTATCAGTAACCATACCATAATGCCAATCAGCCCATAAAAGCAACGCCTGTTTTTGTGTATTTTTACTGAACCACGTATCTGAAAATATGAGAGGAGATGTATTGTTCATTCTGTCAGCGGCCAATACAAGCTCATCCATAATATGTTCAGACCGCGCGTCTGACGTAAGGATTTTATTATATTCTCTTCTTTGATCGTATAATTTACGTTTTTCTTTGTACACTGCGTCCTTTAAAGTTCGAAGTTCTTTTAAATAATTATCTTCATTGAGATTATTAAAAACTCCAGCCTCATAAAATCGTTTAGCCTGGCTATAACTTTTCCTATACGCAGATTCTGTACGATACTGAGATTCGTCTTCACGAAATTCGCGATTGATAATATCCGCAATTTCATCATATGAAAGATTCAATTCACCAGCGTCTTTTGCCTGGCAAATACGCCAAATAAAGCATTCTTCGTTTTCGTTTGGTAAGCGCTTAATGCTATCTATAAGTACTCACCGCCTTACTCATCTGCCGGAATAATGTCGAGATCTTCATCACTCTTAAGACAAATAGTCATTTCGATGGCATTATTTTTGAATGCGTTAAGCAAGTCAGCGAGAGAAATATCCTGTTCTACCCCGTCTGCGTTTTCGTAAGTAATGAATTCTCCATCCTCAGAGAGAATACCTTTAATATTAAGTTTATCTGTAATTACTCTGTTAAATTTCAGTTTACTTGCCGCCATATATTTTACCTCCAAATTACCTCCGAAAAGAAGAGAAGACTATTCTTCCTCTTCGTCATATTCTTCTGTATCGTTATTTATCTGAAAACCTATAGCAGAAACATCATCACCGGATTCTGCCGCAACTTTCTTATTCCACTCATTAACGATGGATGCTGGTTTGATTTTTAATACCTCGAACCATGAATACGCCACTTCCAAAAGCGAACCAACAAGCGGAATAACTATAATACCAGTCGCCAAGCCATATAGAAACTTTCTCATATACTCACCTAATCCAGTAAATCAGCCAAAGCGGCTGTCTCACTTCTTTCTGTTTTCTGTAACTGCACATATCCAAATTTCTCTTGGCCAGCTAATCTCTGAACTGCTGATAGTAAACCATTATTCATCCGGAAAAGAGAAGAGTCCGTTTGTCGAAAATCTCCATTCAACCAGATAGAACAACCATCTCCAACACGACTAATTAATAGCTGTACATGCTCCCTGGTAAGATTCTCAGCCTCTGTACAATATATAATTGCATTTTTAATATCTCTTCCACGAATAAATCCCAGGTGTTCAATTTCAATAACACCTTCCATTATCTTTAGTGATAAACCCTCACGCCCACCGAGGTGATCCGCCAACGGAGCCGCAAAAGGCATGAGTTTATCATCCATTTCGCCAGGTAAGAATCCAATTTCAGAAGCGTCCTTTACCCCTATAGGGTTTCTAACATAGATTAATTTGTCGTATTTTCCAGTATCAATCAAGCGAAGAGCATTTGCAATCATAAGATAGTCCTTGCCAGATCCAGCACGCCCGGAAAGTACCTTAATGGTAATATCTGAATCTTGCAACAAATCAAATGTTAGTACCTGATGCGGATTTACAGGTTTAATCTTACCAAGATATTTACTGTTAATCTGCTTATAAGAAAGAGCATCGTATTTGCATCCATTCCAACGCCGATAATCAACGACGGTACCAGTAGAATCACGAATTATTAAATACTCATTTATTAATGAATCATACAAATTTTCATTTACATGTGAATAGAAGAATGCCATTTCTTCCTCTGAAAGAGTTATATCCTGGAAACCCTTATACTCATCCATATCTTTTACAAGATTGATTTCATTAATTCCTTTTGTATAAAGGCCAAATACATCTCGTGCTAAAATCATACAATTCAAATCATCTGTACAAAAAATAGTAGAGTGATTGTTGCTATAATAATAAGCAGATGATAGGATGATATTATCTGGGGTTTCTTCAAGAAAGTAATCTTCTATAATTTTTTTGATTTCTGGTGAATAAAGAATTACAGTATAATCCCCATAATGATCTTTTAGAAGTCGAGCCACGGAACGGGCCTTGAATTTTACTTCGCCATCTTTACTTGCACTTCCTTTAATTGCCTCAAGTTCTTGTAAAGTTTTCTGAGCAATTACAAAGTGTTCTTTAAATGCATTTGCTCCAAGATTAAGCAATGCGTTGGTATCTAAGAATAACTGATATTCCAATAAGAGATACCGCCTTTCGTCATAGATTTTGCCTATTTGGCAATGCTGATCTGCTTGTATCTACGCAACGTAGACATATTTTTTCGAGACTCTGTGAGATAATACGTCCTACGGTGTCTCGCAGTGGTATGAATGATTCCGTTTTCACCATACCAACAACCATGAGCTAAAAGATATTTTGCTTCATCCTTAGAAATTTTAATAATAAGAAAAACCTCTTTTCGTTATATATTTGTGGGAAAGAACTATTTCGGATCTGCCCCGATAGTCCAAGATTGACATAGTTCATGTAAGTATAAGTTGAGATTTTTACCTATACCTGTTGACATCTCTTATTGTTGGAAATAAGCAATCACACAGCAGATTAGGCTGTAGTCAACAACGGCACCAGTTTACAAGCCACTGGCAAACTTTTACAACAAAGTATTATAGGATTCCTTTCGACACATTCTTCCTTGCAGGATTCAGAGATTGCAGTCTCTTAGAGTTGCATTTACTTGTACTCTCCTCATATATCGCCTTGCGAGCTTTATATGTGTCCATATTTCAGAACAATAAGCCGTTTTTCTCTTTGCTGTCGCATACACTTTTGCTTTGTATTATTTGATCATCCAAAATAATTAAAAGATAATAAGCTTTCTGCTTAAACTTTAAATGTTATTATAACGAATAGTAGATTACGAGGTATGCGTTCGAGCATCTATACCTTTTGAGTACAGCCCACTCATCGCAACCCTGCTTGTCTTGCTATCGACGTGCTTAATGAAAAATCACCTGTCTTTCGATATAAGATGAACTAATCATTATATCCACAGTGCTTGTGTTTGCGACACTCACACTACGAATCAATTTGTCATCCATGCATTTCTGCATTAGTATAGTGCCTATTTCAAGACACCTACCAAACCATATCATTAGCAGTCGCCCTCTGATTTTAGGCCTGGAATTGACAATATTGGTTTTCTGTCAAACTATCATAGATAGTCGCAGCATACGTCCGTTACATACACCACTTTATACATGTCACCATGCTTATTTATCGACCCGAAACCAGCCGTATCCAATGAATAAAATTCAATAGATAAACTGTCCCAGTTGGACTCGAACCAACAACCCTTCGGTTAA